TACAAGAGCTTAAAAACTTAAGACAAGAAATAGATGATCTAAAAAATGAAGCCAAAGAATAAGGTTATACGGCTACGGAAAAAAAATTATTTCATGTCTACATCCGAAATTGCTAGACAAGTAGGTATAACTAGACAATATGCAAAAGAAATTTTAGATAAAAATAACTTACCATCAAACGTACCAAAAGCTAAAGCTGTGGTATACTGTAAAGTATGTGATGAAGTAATCACAAAAAATCAACGAAGTAGGGGCGGAGTGCATAGAGGCGACTGTGCTTTTATATGGAGTCAAATAAGATTAAAATGCACGTGGTGTAGAGCACCATTTTACAGAAGTAGAAAAAGAGTAATGCATGGACATAGATTAAAATTAAAAAATGTTTATTGCACTACAGATTGCTACCAAAAACATAGAAAAAATAAAGCAAAACATGAAAATAGATAACGACTTAATACTACAATGGGAGCCTAAGATAAATAGAATGTTATCTAACATCTATGTTCAAGGTTATGACCGTGATGATTTGGCTCAAGAACTACGTATGATAGTTTTAAAAGCAGCTAAATTATATAAACCTAATAGAAATGCTATATTTCATACTTATTTACACACAGCAATGGTCAATAGATTAAAAACTTTATGGATGCAATCTAGTAAAAAAATACATGGTCAAAGTTTAGATGCGACTACAAGTGATGAAGCAGGTGAAGGTAGTTATAAATTAAGTGACTTTGTAAAACAATTAGATGAAAATTTAGATGAAGTAGAATTTATAGATTATTTAGAATCATTAGATCTTGATGAAGGTGAAAAACAATTCCTAAAAGATAAGTTTATGAATAAGACTATGAAAACTATTGAAGAAAACCTAAAAGAGTTGTCAAAAACAAATACTGCCAATGGTAAAGAAACTGTGATAAACTACTCGATATACAAAGTAAAAAAGTCTTTGCGTAATAAAATTAACGAAGAGAAATAGTATTGGAAAATTATAACTTTATAGAATCGGGCATCATTTTTGGATTGTGTGATGCTGGTAATTACAAACAATTCGGTTTCGGTGTAAAAGATTTTGTAGAACATGCCGATGCATATTTATTTATACAAGATCACATTGATGAATACAAAGAGTTTCCTAAGACTGAAGTATTATTAGAGAAGTTTAATACATTAAAACCAGAAGCACAATCAATTAATTTTAATTATGCACTAACTGAATTTAATAAACAGGTTATGTTTAGACATATTGTTAATGCTTTTACTAATAATAAAACGCTACTTAGAGAAAATCCAAAAAAAGCTCTGGGATCAATCATGGATAATTTAAATGATGTAGAGATTTTACATGACACAGATGTTAATCAATATGATACGGGAGATATGGACAGGTACGATGAGTGGCAAAAGAAAAGTAACATCCGAAAACTAGGAGACGACTTAATTGGTATTAGAACACCCTTTAGAATGGTAAACGCTACAGGTGTAGGATGGCAAAAAGGAGATTTAATTAGTGCCTATGCCCGTCCTACTGTAGGTAAAACATGGCTATGTTGTAAGTTGGCAGCAGATGCAATACTTAGCGGACATAAAACTTTACTAGTATCTACTGAAATGCCAACATCATCTATAGCTTTAAGAATGGATGTCTTATTAGGACACGCTACGGGGTATGAATTATCACACACTGCATTACGAACAGGTCATAAAATAGATGAAGAGAAATATAAAGAGTTTTTACAGAAAACTAATTTTAAAAACTTATTAGTATGTGATCATATAAGCGGGGAAGATAGTATATCATTACCAAGTATTACTAATTTAGTGCGTAAGTATAAACCTCAAGTGTTAATAATTGATGGTGTTTACTTAGTATCTACCCACGACTCAAATAAAGCAGCTTGGGAACAGTCGCACTCACTATTTTATGGGTTAAAAACAATGGCTCTATCTACAAATACAACTGTAATAGCATCTACTCAAGCAACTAGAGATGCGGCTAATATGTATACACAACCAACTGCAAGTCAAGTGGCATTTGGTGATGCTTTGATAAGAGCATCTGATGTAGCATTGTCTATGTGCATGGTAGAGGGCGAACCAAAATTAAGAGAAATAGCATTTCAAAAATATAGAGACGGCGACTTAGGTGGTAGAGAAGCTGAATTTGTTTGGGATGTGGACAAAGGAATGATTGAGGAGAGCAATGAGTCGTTTATCTAAAAAATATAGATGTGGAAAATGTTCTGCAGATGGTAAATTACATATAGGGTTGACTATTATCGACCCTAATTCACTTTTACTTAAGCCTATATTAGGTCTAGTTAAAAATGATCCTTACTGTTTTCAGTGTGGTACTACATTCCCAAAACAAATGGGGGAGTTTTGGAAGGAGTCAAATGGTTTTGTATACCGAATCAAACAGCAATAGTACAGATTGGACCAAAGCCCTATTAGATTTAGATATAAATATCCCTAGTGGCGATAGTCAAATATCTATTTTGTGTCCCTTTCATCACGATACAAGTGAATCTTGCTCTATAAATTTAGATAAAGGTTTATGGATATGTTTTGCAGGTTGTGGGCAGGGAACTTTAAAAAATTTTATTAAAGAATATAAAGATTGGGAATACTATCAGGTAGCAGATTATTTAAGTAGATACAACTCTACAATAACTGATGATTTATTTAATGATGATATAGATGATACAGTATTACCTGAAATTGATATTCCATACAAATTAGGTGCTGTACCACAGTGGATATTTAATAGAGAATTTACTAAAAGTAGTATGAGGAAATGGGGTTGTGGTGTTACAGGTCGTAATGGTTTAGTTATACCAATGTTAGATCAAGATGAGAGAGCAGTGGGATGGGCTATTAGACAAGAACATCAAATACCTAAATATTTATACTCAAAAGGGTTTAAAAAGTCACACATACTATTTGGGCAACACTTAGTTAAACCCTCAGAGATGGTATGTGTAACAGAAGGACCTTTAGATGCGATGTGGTTGAGTCAATTAGGATTTAACGCAGTATCTATTTTAGGTGCCATAGTCTCAAAAAGACAAATAGAATTATTATTAAGTTTACCAACTAAAGAAATTGTGGTATGCTTAGATAATGATGAGGCAGGACAACGGGGTAGTGATAGATTAAGTGATGGATTACGGAATAAAACCGTGCTATCTTATATTGAAATACCTAGTGAATACAAAGATGTTCAAGATGTCCGATCTTATGATATACTAAATAATATAATAAACAATAGACAATACTGGTAAGGAGGATATATATGTCTGGAATCAGTATGATACAAGATAATTTAAACAATAGAGTTAACAGGACAGGGCAATCTAACAGTGGTAAAGAAGTTTGGTTGAAAGATGGGGATGAAGTTTTTATGAAACCCATAGCTACAGGTCAAGAAGATGATCCATTTTTAGAACAATACCATGTGTATGAGTTCCAAAGCGGTCCTGATAAAAGAATAAAATCAGTTTTAGTAGTAGACGGTGAACCTGTTGAGGCTGTACCAACTGAAGCAATGTCATGGGAAGATGGCAGAAGAAGATTACCTAGTAACAAATTTGCAATTTGGGCGTATGTTGACTCAATAATACACACTGAGCAAAGAGTTGATACTTGGGAAGAAGTGGTAAGTGCGACAGGAGTTAAGAAGTATAAAGAAACTGTACAAGATTTTAAAGTATTTTCTTTGAAATTTGGTAGAGGTAATGGTAATTGGGGACAACTCGTAGATATATTCAACGACATAGGCACCCTAGATAAGTTTGTAGTTTCAGTAAAAAGACGTGGGGCATCAATAGATACCACGTATACCATTACAAATACTAATAAAGAGCTAGAACTACCAGAAGATAAACAAGCTGAGATTAAGAATCTAAAGACTACTTAGATCAGAGATATGGTGGTGGGTCGTCAGTGGATACATCTGTACCTGATACAGCAGTATCTGTAGATGACGATGATGATATGCCCTTTTAATGGGGACCTCCATAACTATAAGTCCTTCGGTTAATGTCCTACCGGAGGACTTACCTAGCCCAATGATAGTAACATCAGAAACATTTGAAAGCACACTACAGTCATTGCCTAATACACCAGAGTTTATAATTGATGTGGAAACCAATGGTTTAGACCCATACAATATGAACCAACTTTGTGGTATAGGTTTAACAAACATGTCTGGAGATGATACTTTTTATTTTCCATTTAGACATCAATCTGAAGAACCTAATTTATCACAAGCAAATTTAGACTCTTTAGTCGCTTATATAAACACTAATTGTAAGACTTTAATAGGTTATAACGTCAAGTTTGATGCTAAGTTTTTAGAGAATGAAGGTGTAGATATTAATAGTATGAAACTTGTTGATGTTTTAGTTGTTAATGAGGGTTTTGGATATAACTCTCCTCCATCATTAGAATTAGAAACAGATGGGGCTGGAAAATATGCTGAATTAGTTCCTGTTCTTAAGGATGGTCAACTTAAAAGTGTAAGAATTCATAATGCAGGAATTGGATATACTGATAGAGTAATCTTGAATGTGACTCCAAGTGGATCAAACGCTAAATTTAAAGATTGAGTTTGATCTATATATTTTTGTCTAGCAG